AATAAGGATACAAGTTAACTTTGCTGATTTCTCACAAACACCACTACGCGTATCCGTATTGCTTGCACGACTCCAGACTTAACCGTCGCGATATACACAAGAATATTAAGTTATAAGCCTTAGGCGGACTGATTACGCTTTATTTGCCGAAACGCTATTGCAGGCTTGTGTACCACATCTCGTTACCATAACACAGATTTGTGCTACATTGGAAAACACTTGTTACAATGTCTCAAGATTGTGCTCCTAAAACTTTGAAGTTGAAGTCTTCTGGACCGCCGAGTTTAAATACCAGGCCACCAGTCGACTGTCAACAACATATGGAATTCAAATGTTCTGGCCCCCAAAGCTATAAAGCTAGGGCTCCAGTGATTGGTAAACCTGTGAGTATTAAGGCTCCAGCTTCGCCATTTTCCACTGAGACTCATGTAAATAAAATTCGAGTCGAACAAAAACAATATAAAAATCAGTCAAAAAAACAAAAAAAAAATATAAAAGTTGGAGGTTTGAAGCAAGGGTCATGCCAAAACTCCATTAAAAATGCCATTTTAAATGGCAAAGAAAATAAATTTTCTTTTCAAAATGGTCCTGTTGTTTATATGAAATCTGCCCTCAAGAAGCAAAGTGTGCAGGATCTTGGAGACCTGGAAGCTAAGTACAAGGACAAATTGAACAGCAAGAAGAGGAAGGGTGACATTTCTTCCTCGGCCAAATATGCTGCTGAAGCTAAGGACTTGCTCCGACTAGCGTCCCAAGCCGGAGGATCCTGGTTTTCCCCTTCAGTTGGGATTAATGTGGATATGTCCAACACCACAAGAGAAGCAGTCGATGATCTTTCCGGTGCTTTTAGAGAGGTTGCTGACTCACTTGAGAAAGCAGAGTTGAAAGTTGGTCTTGACAATGAGACTGCAGAGATCGCTAGTACATTAACCCAGAGTATCAAAGAGTTTCTCCATAAGGCCCCTGAGCATTTACAAGGGGCTAGTGCCGAGTTTGGGAATTTTCTCTCGTCAAAAGCGAAAGAGATGCTCTTGTGTGTTGCCCTCTTGGCTGCCATTGGTTATTGTGGCGTTAAGATCTTGCAGACGGGCGAGAAGAAGTACGTTGCAGGTCTCGGGTGTTCCTTGGGTGTTTGTGCCCTCGTTTCATCCCCTTCATTGAAGAGCCATGTTATTGGATTTGTTACAGAAACCATTTCTCGTTTCAATGGTGGTACTGGAGACCTTAAGTCTCAAGCTGGCAATTCTGTGAAGGAAGCCATAGCGTCATTTATGACGGTTGGGGTGGCATACTTAACTGTGGGATCAGCGCCAGAGAAGAAGAAATTGTCCTCTTTTGTCCACACCCTAGTTCATGCTGAGAAGCTCTATGACGGTGTGAACTTTACCTTTAGTGCAGCCATGAAGATCCTTGAGAAGATCATTAATTGGCTTCGCGACAAGGTTTCGGGCTATGAGCCTATAAGGCTTATGAAGGAGGAAGATCCTATTGTCGAGGCATGGATCTCTGATGTGGAGAAAGTTAACTACAACATTCAAAAAGGCAACTTTCCGATCATACAGGAGAATGCTGATATTGTCTATGCTTTAGAAGCTAAAGGCAATAAAATGCTGGCGACCATGGTTAGCTCGAAAGATAGAAAAGTAGAAACGGCATTAAGGACTTATTGCAATGTGCTCAAAGCAATTAAGGCTCCTTTTGATGCAGCCAATTTGTCAGGTTACAATGTCCGTCAACAGCCTTTGACCATATTTATTCGAGGGGAGCCTGGTGTTGGCAAGTCTGTTATGGTGAACCACTTTCTCATTGATGTGATGGCGGCGGTTTTGCCTTCGGAGATGATTCCTTCCTTTGCGAAGAGTGAGATGGACCATATTTATGTCCGACAAGCTGAGCATTGCTACTGGGATGGTTATCACAATCAGTTTTGTTGTGTCTTTGATGATTTTGGTCAGGCTAGAGATGTTTCTGGAACTCCTGACAATGAGTATATGGACTTAATTCGAGCCAGCAACATGTTTCCAGATGTCCTTCATATGGCTGAATTGCAGAACAAAGGAAATGTCAATTTCACGAGCAAGATTATATTGGCAAACACTAACCTGAGGACCATAAATCCAAATTCGATCCAGTTCAAGGAAGCTATCACGCGTAGAATGGACGTGGCAGTCCAGGTCTTCCCAAGGGTTGAATTCTGTCAGCCTGATAGAGACGGGTCACCTGAAAATAGAAGGCTTGATAGAACAAAAGTCGGGATGTATAACCTGACCAGAGGCTTGCACAGAGATGCATGGCAAAAGGATGTGTATGAATTTCAGCTTTACGATTTCCATAGAGGATGCCGTTTGGGCCCTGTTTTTGCCTACGATGAAATGATCGAGCGTTGTGTGAGTGTGTTTCGTGGAATGAGATGTGCCTCCAAAGCCTTTGAGCAGAGCATAGACACTACAAAAGAGTTAGCTTTGCGGAAGAGGGCTTTAGCCACTCCCACCGATGAATCAAAGGATGAAATGGACATGTTGGAAGAAGAGGTGATGAAGGCCTTTAAGTCGCAGGTGGGTGGTGAGCCTTCAAGAGCACCGCCTATACCTAGGCCTGAAGGAGAAGAGTTCTATGACGCTGAAGAGGTGGTATTGGAACCTTTTAGATTCAAATTTGCCAACAAGAAGACTAAGGACATGTCATTGGAGGAAATCCTAGAGGCTGTTAAAATGACTGAGCAACAGGAGAACGACATGCAGAGTGACATAGACATCCACCTAAGACGGTATACGCGTGATCAAATATTGGCGCTGTCAAAGTATATTCGTAAAAAGTTTGGAACTGACAATGTTAATTATGTCCTGCGCTGTTTGCAGGCCCATTTCACCACTGCCTTTAATCAAGCTATGATGGATGGGCCCAGGACTATGATGATATTTTTGTGCGCTATTTCTGGTGAGGATGCGGTTTTAACCTGGTTACATGAGGGTTATCCACATCCCGGTCTTAGCGAGCGATTCTCAAACATGATGAGAAGAGCTAGGGCGCAGATTAGTCTCTTCTTTCAGGAGGTCAGAAACAAGGTCCTGAGTTTTTGTAAGCGATGGATCTGTTATTGGGACCTCTACGAGGTGATAAAGTTTGGAATCCTGATTGAGGTCGGGATAACTGTCTTCTCAAGCTTGTTGTGGGCTGGTTCAAGTATCTATGAGAACAGGAGGATTGCTACTGAAGCCACTAAGGCCTATAAGGCTGTTAATGGTGTGATGGACAAGACTGCGGAGCTCTATTCTAGTAACTTAGAAAGGAATTCGGTTGCCTATAGAGACAGGCTTGAGAATCTTTTGGAAGGAGAGCCTGCTTTTAGAAAAGTGATTGAGCCCAAAGGAGACCTGGATCCCATGGATCCCGGAGATGTTCTCCAGACGCCAATGGAAGCCTTTTCGAGGATTGCTAGAGAGACTCCTGAGGGTTTTCTGCATAACCCTACTAGAATCCCTGCGGACCAAATGGTTTCTGAATCAACTAACCTACGTAAGCCACGTGCTAACGTCAAGGGACAAGCTAGGGAGGCGAGGAAGGCTTTCAGAACACAAGCTTGCATTGACCACAGTTCTAAAGTGATCATTGACAAGATAACTCATCGGAACCTGTACAACATTGTTTACAACAAAGATGTTAAGATGGGGACTGTGTTGTTTGTTAAGAACCGGACTTTTCTCTTTCCTACGCATTTTAGACATAGGGTCCTCTCCAGAATGTCTGAAGGAGTTATAGATCCAAACTCGGTCTTGCATCTGAAGCCTGCATTTGCTGGAGCTACATTGTCCGTTCCTGTTTCACACTTCGTTACAAGTGAGAACTACGTCGACCTTCCGAACAAAGACCTCTCGCTGTATAAATGTCCTCACTTGGTCCCACCCAAAACAGATATTGTCAAATTCTTTTTCCCTTCCTATATGATTCATGCGCAAAGGGACTACACAGTTATGTTAACCAATCCCAAGGAAAAAGTTGTAGAGAGGATTTTTAGTCCCCATGCTGTGTTGCAGCCTGAGAAGAAGGTGGACAATGAAGATTGTGGCCAGATTGTTGTTCATGGCGCTATGCTTTACCATGCTCCAACTGATGATGGGGATTGTGGCGCCCTGTTGTCTTTAGTAGATAAGTCCACTAGGCACCACAAATTACTTGGCCTACATGTTGCTGGAAACCACCAGAATTTGGGGTTGGCCAGTATTGTCACACTGGAGGAGCTGCAAGATAATCTTGACAAGTTTGAAACTAGGGATGTTCAACAAGTTCCTTTTGAGACTGAACTCCACTCTCAATGCAGAAGTGCCCCCTTCAGTTTACCCTTTGAACCTTTGTATGAACATGAATTGAAGGTCTTTAGCCCGAGAGAATCGAAGATAATCAAATCTGCCCTTTATGGTGCATGGAAAGAGCCGGAGACCAAGCCGGCCTACCTACAGCCTTTTTCTTCACCCGACGGTGTTAAAGATCCCATGGCTTATGCACTGTCCAAATATTGTGGCGATATGAAGCCAATTCCCATGAAGTACTATCAGGCAGCTGCAGATAGTCTTTATTCAGACATGATTGGCAAGCTCAGAACAGCCCCCAGATCACTGAGGGTGCTCACATTTGAAGAAGCTGTTGAAGGGATCCCTGGAGAAATTGAATCGTTGCCTATGAATACAAGCCCAGGTTTTCCTCATAATGCCATATCCCTGCCTGGTTTTCCTGGAAAGACAAGATTCTTTGGTAAGGAAGAGTTCAAAGACTTCACGAGGGAAGAAGCTAAGGCGTTGAAAGAAGAGGTCCTTGACATCATAGAACAGGCCAATAAGGGAGTGAGACTCGAGCACATTTACTCTGATTTCCTTAAGGATGAGAGGAGACCTATCGCAAAGGTTGATGCTGGTAAAACCCGGCTTATTTCCTGTGCTCCTCTTGCCATGACGATCGCTTGCAGGATGCTGACTCTCAAGTTCTCTGCCATGGTGCAACAGTACAACGCCCATCTTGGATTTGGGATTGGTGTGAACCCGTATAGCGCTGACTGGGATTTTGTTGCCAGAATGCTGCTTCAGTTCGGTGGCAGGAACATTATAGCTGGTGACTACACGAATCATGATGGATCCTTGACCTTACCACTGATGATGGCCGCCATGTCTGTTATAAACAGGTTTTATGATGATGAATTTACCAAAGCCCGCGAGATTTTGACACTTGATGTTGGGAACTCACGTCATATAAATTGGAATAAGGTCTATCAGTGGAATAAAGGCCTTGCTAGTGGTCACGCTTGGACCGCCGTCTTGAGTTCAATGTGTAATCACGTGAATATTCGTAGTTCGTGGGTACTCTCAAACGACGCTGACATTTCATCGCTTGCACAGTTTGGCAAGAATGTCTATGTTCTTGTCCTTGGTGATGACGTGATTATGGCTGTCTCGGATGATTACTGTGAGATCTTTTCTCCAAGGAGAGTTTCCGAGTGCCTTGCTGTCCTTGGGATGACGTTCACGGACGAGGAAAAGAACGCCTCTCGATCTGATTTTAGATCTATAAGTGAAGTCTCGTTCCTTAAGAGATCATTCAGATATGAGAACAGTGTTGGTAGGTTTGTTGGACCTTTGGATTTGTCCACGATTTTGGAGATGCCCTTTTGGACTAAAGCTGGCCCGGCGGAGAGATCTATAACCATAGATAATTTGTGGTTTGCTCTTAAGGAACTGGCCTTACATGGACCTGAGGTCTATAGATCTTGGGCATCTAAGCTGATAAAGGCTTCTATTGAGCGGATGCATCATTGTCCGCCCTTACAAGAGTGGTCTGATCTCTTGACTGCTGCCCTTGGAATGAAATTGATTTATTGATTGAACCACGTCTCGGGATGACACTAAACTCGTCCGCCAGCCTGGGATGCTGGTTTCATGAACTCATCCAACTCGCTCCTTGACCCTGCTAGGATATACAAATCTGGGTTATCAAAATCTTATGCAACGCTTGGAGTGGGGTTGCCCTTATCTATTTAGATTTACTTATCAGGGTGGGGCGGGAGCGAACCTCCCAAGACCCAGATAACCCCAGTAGGTGCATAACGTTGGGTCACGTATGCGCTGAATAATGACCTGCTGCAACAAACAATAACTTCACAGCCGAAGGGGAAATGGCTGAAAATAATACCCCCAAAGTTGCTGAGTCCACAACTATTGATCGTAATGATGCTAATGTCAACTTGGCCGAGATCATGCGGCCAATGAAGATAGACGCTAGCCTTTCCAGGTCTGCTGACTCAGGTTTTCGTGATACTGTTATTAGTTTTCTCAAAAAACCCGTTGTCATAAGGCGAGGCCAATGGAATGCGTCTAGTCCCTTGCCCCCAGATCCTATACATGCCATTGCTGTTCCCGAGGAGCTGCTTGCAAACACTGTATATAAAAACAAAATTGATGGTTACTTTGCTTTTAGAGCGACTGCTGTCATTCGGTTGCAAGTTAATGCTAACAAGTTCCAACAAGGGCGATTGATCATGTCATATATCCCGCAAGGTCAAGTTAATGGGATGTTCCCAAATCTCAGGTTGTTTAGTCTGAGGACCATTACTCAGCTGCCTAATGTTCAACTTGATGCTGCTTGTGACACGGAAGCGATCCTCAAGGTTCCATATGTTTCCCCAACAACGCATTACAATTTGCTAGACCAAACTGGTCCGCATGGAGTCGTGTATTTGCACAATTACTCGGCTCTACAGTATGGCACTGGTGTTTCGTATGCTGATTACACAATTTGGGGTTCCTTTGAAGACATAGAATTGATAACTCCAACTCTGCCTGCTTCATCATTTTCGATTGCGCCTTCCTTTGCCCGAAGTTCAAGCCGAAAGAGGGTGCCGGTTGAGGGTAGAGATTACTCATCTTACAATATGGTTACTTCTGAGAAGGTTGTTGTCGTTGATCTTACTGGAGTTGATCCTGGAGTGATTGAGAGAGAAAAGGATACAACCTTCGTGTCTCAGGCAAAGAAGGTCAATTTTGCAAGTGTCCGACCAAGTATTGATACTACGGACAAGGAGCTTGCCAATGTTAATGCTGGTCCAGTGGAGAGTGTTTTTAATGGTATAAACACAATTTCTACGGCATTGGAAGGTGTTCCCTTATTGTCTAGTGTTGCTGCCCCTGTTTCGTGGGTTTCAGCTGCTTTGGCAAAGACCGCTGGTCACTTTGGGTGGTCTAATCCCGCAAATGAAGGGGTGCGAAACAAGCTTACCATTTTCCCATATGTAAATAATAGCAATGCAATTGATCAAAGCTTCCCTATGGGGCTCAAGGTGGATAACAAGATTCAGGTCCTCCCAGGGTTTGCTGGAACAGACATAGATGAGATGAATTTAGCGTACGTTTGTGGGGTTTCGGCCTGGTGGACAACAATGAATTGGACCACTTCAACCGGATCAGGAGATTTGCTTGGGTCATGGCCTATGAACTTGGATTCTTTCAGACAACTAACCAATATAACGACTGGTGATTCTGTTTGGACGGTCGCCGATTATTGTCCCTCTGCTTTTGTTTCTGAGCTCTTTGAGTTCTGGCGGGGTAGTATAAGGTTGACTTTTAAGTTTCCGAAAACTGATTTTCATTCTGGGAGGCTTGTAGTAGCATTTACGCCCGGTTACTCCGATGTCTTGGCACCAACCCTTGATGATACGGACTACCTACACAGAGAGATTATAGACATTCGGGAGGGCAATGAGTTTACGCTCACCTTTCCCTACACGTCTACTCTTTCTTGGTTGGATAGGTCCGAATCGTATGGGAAGGTCTGGTTGTTTGTTTTGAATCCTTTAGTTGCACCAGACACTGTTGCTCAGAACATTCAGATCATTACTGAGATGTCTGTTGCGCCAGACGTACAATTCCAGAACCCAACTTCTTGCCCGCATAGAGTTTGGGGGAGTGAGGAAACAGTTGCACCATTTGTTTCCCAGTCTGGCGAAACGAAATTAGAAAAGCCCTGTGACATTGTGGACGAAACAATTGGCAATTCAAAGATTATGTCTGACTTCTATGCTGCGACGAAATATTGTGCTGGTGAAGAGGTGTCTACATTTCTTCATTTGCTCAAGAGGGTTGGCAGGTTGGACATTTCGACCAAGTATACGACAGTTAAAAACATGTCGTTGAGACCGTTCACTATCGGTGGTACTGGTGATCCTGAAGGTACCCCTGACGATTCCCAGAGGTCTGTTTTTTGTGGCGATTTATATAGTATTTTGGCCCCACTCTATGCTTATAGTAGAGGTTCAATGAGGCTGAATTTCATGAGGAAGCCTGGTGGTTTTACGGACCAAAGGGTGTTTTATTACCCCTCTTCCACTCAGGACCCCATTGTTAATGCGGAATCCAGTTCGATATTTCCTCTTCTCTACAGAAACGGATCTTCTGTACCCTTCGATACAACGAAGGATGGTGGTGGCTCTGTGCAATGCCCCCACTACAATCAATTGCACTCTCGCCTTAATAGAATTACTTATGACAATGATGTTATTGCCGGGTCTTATGTAGAACCGGTTGACATTTATTCTAGTAGAAATAGGGTGGCCTATGAGTGCACAGACGCTGCTGGTGCTTCTTCAACGACTCCAGCCGTCTATCGGAGTGTTGGTGATGACTTTGCGTTGGGCTTCTTTTTGGGAGTCCCTCCCATGGTATTAGCCATTGCTCCTCGCCCTTAGTTGGGCAACTCCCTACCCCGGCGGGGTCGCATGCCGGCATCAGTTTAAGGTTGAACTTTATCAACTTAAAGACTAGGTCTGAACCCCCTAGCGCGCGTACTTAAATGAAGATGAAGAATTTTTATGGTTTACTTTATTGGATAGGTATTTGAAAGACTCTGGTTCGCTTAGGTGCCATAACACACTAGGCAAAGTCCCGAAGAATAATTTATTTCATGTCCTTTTTAGAAATATGTTCTTGAGTGATGAGAGACAGTGTATGATGTTAAAGCTCATACTTCTTAGACTCATCCCTAAGCTCTTGAACCGCTACTCCCGACCAACAAGGAGCGGAAAGGTGTCGTAGGACGACGGCATTACTCCTTTTTGGTCGGGAGTAGCGGTTCAA